TATCAGCATTGAACATCAGGCAAACAGTCCTTTCATCGTTGTTGTGAGCTGCCTCTAAATCTTTATAAAGGCTATCCAACTGCTGGTTAATCGTGTAAGCATTCATATCCATATCGTTTTAATGCGTTTATACTATTGCTTAATATTTCTCTTTTATCTATCTTTGTTGTATCAAACTTGTTTGATGATGCAAATATATAGCAATTGAATTAATAAACAAAGCATTTGATATAATTATTTAATTCATTTGCTTTAATTAACAACAAAGTGAATTAATGTTATGATTGAACGTATTAAAGCTATAATGAACCATTACAACCTTAGCGTAAATGCTTTTTCAGCTAAAATAGGAGCTAATCAAGTTACTATCAACCAGCAAATGAATGGAGATAGAAAAGTAAGCTTAGATACCATATTGAAGATAATTAATTCATTTGATTTAATATCCGCTCAATGGCTTCTTACTGGTAAGGGTGAAATGTTCAAATCATCATCGCCAAAAGAAGAACCAACCCCCACCACCAACGAACGCCTGCTCTCTATCATTGAGAGCCAGCAACGTACTATTGAGAATCTTTCAAAGAAATAGCTATGGATATATATTCATCCAAAGAAAAAGACGATGTACTGAACAAAATCATAGCAGAAGACTATATCTCTCTTTATGAAAAAAGAGAAATGTCCATAGCCGATAATTTCCTGTCCCCTATGGGCTTAATCGAAATCTCAATGAAACTTGTTATGCCCGACCATTATGTGTGCGTTTCCACTCAAAAAGGGAAAGACTTCATAGCAGCCGGAGGATTTGCTCAAATTCAACAAGAAGAGAATGAGAAAGCTGAACACGAGAAAGAAAAACAAGAACTTGTCAGACTACAAAGAGAAAGCCTTGAATATCAAAAAACCATAAGGCATCAGGAAACCATAATACGGCTACATAAATACGTTGAAGCCGTATCATGGCTCATCACATTGATTATTTCCTCGATACTACTGTTTTCCAAAGGCTAATTTAATTGTTTCTCCATAGGGCTTTATCATAAGGTTATTACCTCTCATTAAAAGCCCTAATGAGTTACAAATGTATTCAGAAAACTGTTTGTCCGTCATTTCGCTGCTTCTACATTCGGAAACAAGCGATAAAACAACCGATTCGGGATTAGGGAAATATTTCCCTGATTCTAATTCGCAAAATGGGCATGCTGGATTATCCATAATCTATATAGTTTAAAATTTGCATCATCAATAAGTCAAAGAACGATATTCGGCAGGGCTTTCGCCTACCAGCGGTTATGCGATTCTTATAAGGTTGAACTTCTTGAAGCTTCTGAAAGCCCCTTTCTCAGTATCCCAGTAAGTAAACATATCATCATTTTTCACCTTACCTGTACCTTTCACCTTGTCATGAATAACCTCTTCTCTCATAGTACCAAATGCCTGACGAATCTCGCCCGATACCTTCTGATAGAAAAACTGAACCGTTTTAGTCTTCATAGCCTTTGACAGCTTATAAACCACCCAAGCCCTTTTCAGGCATTCAGAGAAACTTTCACCTGTAACTTTGAAGAATCTGTGTGCATTCTTCATTACCTCTCTCATGTTGTTTCTAAAATTCGTGCTCATAATCGTGTATTTTAATATGTTTATACTATTTGAAATCTGAATTAATCTTCGTTTCTTTGTATCAGTTTAATTTGATAATGCAAATATACTATCAATTTTGATATGGCATATCATTTTTGATTATTATTTGTGTTAATAATATCTAATTTGATTAATCTAAAATGATAACATTAAGACAAATAATTAGAAATCAAGGCGTTACAAATAAAGTAATAGCTGATGCGTTAGGCATAGAATCTACCAATATAGGTAGATATGATGATTTATCTAAAAGAAGACTATCAGAATTGATAATCATATCTAAAGCCTTGGATATGTCTCTAGGCGATCTTGTCCAACAGGCAATGGCTGATGAGATTGAACTAGGAGATGTTACGATTATCAATAAGCCTAAATATATAGAAAAGATAGATGAAGAAGGCATAATTAATCTATATGACATTGAGGCTGCCGCAAATTTGAAATCTCTTTTGGTGAACAAAGACCAAAACATACTAGGAAAGATAAGTATCCCCAACATACCGAAATGTGACGGTGCTGTATATGTCAAAGGAGATTCTATGTATCCTTTATTGAAATCGGGAGATATTATAGCTTATAAAGAAGTTCCCGTAGAAATCCAACACATTTTTTATGGGGAAATGTATTTGGTTTCAATAGATGTAGAAGGTGAAGAATATCTAACTGTAAAATACATAAATCAATCTGAAAAAGGAGGTGATTGGATTAAGTTGGTAAGTTACAATCAGCACCATCAACCCAAAGATTTTCCTTTGGCATCAGTTAAGGCACTAGCTTTAGTAAAACTAAGCATTAGGATGAATACGATGAAATAAACGCCATGAGTTTCAACCAATACACATGGGACCTATATAAACAGACCACAATCGGAATAGAGATGATAAAATACTTTTCCGATGCGGGAGGATATGTTTTATTCAAGGATTATTGTCCGTACGCTAATTTCATACCAGAAGATTTATATAACGATTGGTTGGAGAATATATATTGCTACGGTGTATCAGATTATGACCATCCCAGCTCATTGGAAGAAGCAAAAGATTTATACATTTCACTTATCACATTAGGCATAAGGGTAGAAGGGCAACAATGGCTTCCTGCTAACGACTTCAAGAATATGCTTGGGATTATCCAGCCGATGTCCTATGTCTTATCACAGTTCGCCCCAGAATATTTCTTCCCGTACCTGTTCCTTTGCCGAATATTCGAGCTGAATAAAATAGCGGATTTCTTTAACATAGACCTCCCCAATATTCCCAAAAGAACTGATTACAAAGGAAGGTGCATGTATTATTGGGAACTTTGCGAGGTGTTTTATTTGTTCAGAAAAGAAAATGGACTATCTCCAGCAGATCTATGGTCTTTCCTATACGACTTCGCACCCAATAATCTCCCAAGCGAGAAAATAGACATGCCCAAACCGTCACAAGTCTGGTTCATTGGCGGCAGGTTATACCAAGAAGATAAATCCTTAGAATCGAAATTCTGGCAGTCAAGCCCCGAAACAAAGAAAGGGGATATTCTTGTTCATTACGAAACGTCCCCAATCAGTGCAATCACTTGCATAGAGACATCGCTTACGGATGGCGTAATAGACCCTCTATTCCGATACTACGGGTGTATCTATATTGGGAATAGAATAAATATTCCTCACATTACTTTGAAAGAACTACAAACTGATGAATATTTTTTCAAACACCCACTTGTTAGAAAAAACTTTCAGGGAGTAAATGGTTGGTCGGTTAACAGTGAGAACTATTCAGAGTTACTTCGGATGATAAAAACAAAAGGATTTGATATAGAGGTTTTGCCAAAATTGTATGCCCCAACCTTGCCCAAAGACGTAATTATAGAGTACGAACATGATGTAGAACAGCAATTGCTGGAACCATTGCTTAACTCTATGGGATGGTATGAAAACAAAGACTTCATCCGGCAGTTACCAATCCAAGCAGGGAGAGGACATAGGATATTCCCAGATTATGCGTTACATTATGGCAATAAACCAAATGAGGAAAGGGCAAAAGTGTTGATTGAAGCCAAGCTGTGTATGAGGAATAACAAGGAAAGAGAAGAAGCATATTTGCAAGCGCGCTCATACGCCCGATTACTTAATTCTTCTGTGATTGTTTTATGTGATAAGGATTACCTGATTGTTTATGAGAAAAAAGACAGCTTCGACCGGGACAGATACAAGAAATACTGTTGGGGAGATTTTGAGAATCCAGATACTTTCAACG